AAGTGTCTTGTTATCTTTTACAACATAGCGATGGTCTGATTTTACAGTTTCGCCACCAATATTTTCAATGTGGATCTTTTCATTTTGTAACATTAATTTTTAACTCTGGCTTAGGTCGATTAAGAAAGTCACGATCTGGATCTTGGCCATCCATCTTGCCAGCCATGTATGAAGCAAAGAAAGAAGCATAATTGATTAGATCGATACACGAATCTTCAAGTGATTCGAAGTTTTGAGCATAGTTTGGATCTTGTTCCATTGCTTCCATAACAGATTGCATACGTAAAACTTTGGCATGCATAGTGTCTAGGAGAGTAGAACAGCCACGACAATAATAGTCAGCTTGTTTGATCCGTGAGTTTGCATTTTGGTAATCATCGCTTTTAGCTGATTGTACTTCAGCTGCGCGCTTGAGAACTTCTAGAGAATATTTCATTATCACCTCGATTGTTACTATTATTATACCACATTTTTGCTGTCTTGTAAACCAGCTAAATGATCTATTGTTGGTAAATAGGTAAAGTTTACGTTGATATTTAGCCTCAATTTAATTACCTTTTCAAACAATGGAAGATACTTTGTAAACCAAGTAGACTCTGCAGTTGGACTTGTGTGATAGACTACAAAGATCATTTGTTTTTTCTTTGGAAACTCAATAGAATCTTCAAGAGCACGCCACATTTGTGGACCAGCTGATGACATGAGAAAAGCCATAGAGTCTTTGTCTCTATATTGTTCTACAATTCGAAGAGCTTCTTTCTTACGAGCAGTCTTCCAATCAATCCAAACAGCTCCAGCAGGTACAGCTTTTGCATCATCAATTTCTTGCTGTGCAGCTTTGATAAACTTTCTTGCCTGAGCTTTAGTGAATCCTAGCTTAAGGTGTAACTCATCAAAGTTTTGATCGGTATCAATGTCTCTTCCCTCAACATGTACACTTTTCAAATACTTAATGGCATCTTCTTTATTGACTGGCAACGATGCCTTTGCTGGCTTTCTATTCAACCGATTAGCCAAAGCTTCGAGTTCAATCTTACTAAAGTTTTTCCATACTTCTTTTGGTATAAACTGGCATTGAATGTATTTAGCACGCTTTGAATCAAGGACAGCTTGACGACGTTGGTTACCATTCAACAACAAGTGTTGTTCTTTACCAAAGTAATCTCGTAAGATGTCAACTGGATCAAAGTTAGTTGTATCACCATTATTATCGTCGATGATTTCTTTCAGCTCTCGCACGTGCTTTGGATTTAGCTCGTCAAACCTGACTTGAAATCTTTCCATAGAAACAAGATCTTGCTTGTCAACTGGAACAACTTTAAATTCTTTGCTTTTAATTTGTTCTTGAAATTCGTCAAGAGAGGGTTTGATATAAGCTTTTAACTCGCTGCCTCCTCCATTTGACTTATTGTAATAATCAGGATTGTTCTTTGCATCTACTTCTAACAACATCGTTCTTTCCACAGCAATCATAGCTTGTGCAGATCCTTCTGCAACAATTTCACGTTTCATATAGCCCTGAGCCATTGCTTCCAAAAACTCAGGATCTTTAGATGACGTATCGTAACCGTCATTGGTATCGCCTTTGTGATAACCAATGTACTTCTTTCCGTTTGTGGTATTATGCCAAACGTAAACAAAAGCCTCATTACGCATAGCCGTTATCCCGCAAGTTGATCTTCTTTGCGCCACGATTGAACGTAGAAAACGGTGAACGCTTTTGTTCAGGACGTTTGTTTGATGGACGACAGATGGTAATCTTACCACCGTTTGATAAATATTCTTCGATTGCTTTAGTCATTACGCAGTTTCTCCTTCAATGCGTGGTTTCCACTCTTCCCAAATAGCATCGAGATCTGCCATAGTCTTGGCATTACTCAATTTCATACGAGCGTATGATTTACTTGTGTGATCTGCAAGTATATCGTACAGACCATAGTAATCCATTTGGAATTGATACTGTTCAACAGTATAGATGCCCTGGTCATTCCAGTGCTTAGCGTCTTCGACAGTAATGCCGATAAACGTTCCAGGGTTCTCAGCCATTTCACGGCGAGAAATCTCATTGCGAGCTTTGATGTGTTCAACTAAAGCATTCATAATATATTCTCCTCAATGGAAGCTTTGCAGTGATTCTTAATCCTAGAGAGCTTTGCAGTGATTCTTAATCCTAGCCTTTCGGCTCCAGTAAACTCTCTCCAGTAAACTTTCCTTTTCCATTTTATAGATATATTATACCATAATTCTTTTCATTTGTAAACAAAATAATGAGCAGAATGTCACTAACTGCTCACTTTTTTGAATTTACTTCCGTTCCAAAGATACGTTCCTTCATGTACGTATTCGGTCTCTCGTTTATTATTAATGAAGATGTAGACAATGTCTGGGTAGTTTCTCCATGTGTCTAACTTATCTGTTTGGCAACGAGAAAGAACGTATGGTACGAATGCCATCTTTTCTGTTGTTTTGATTTCCACATTATCACCTTGTGGATCAATTAGATCTTTGTATGGACGCTCATCATCCATCCATCCAGTTTCGATCAGGTATTGTTCTGGCGCATGACCATACAAACATGTTTCGTAAATTTCATCTAACATTCTACCACGAGCTGTTGATGGCTTACTGTGAATTGCTTTTGCCTCTGTCATGGCACGTTCTCGCCATTGAGATACCAGCTGAATGTCGTTTATATTAAAGCTCATATCCATGTTAAAGATATCATATGTTTTTGTAGACGTATTCAAGGGCACGATCGGCCTCCTTATCAAGTGGACGGTTCTTATACCAATTACCGTTATCTTCGTCAAATTGACGACATAGTGTAGAAACTTCCGCGGAAGTAATAGGATACTTTCGACGTACAGCATTACCACCAACAGCAACCATGATAGCATACATTTTAGCATACCAACCAGTGTTACTAATCGTTTGATATTCAGCTGCAATTCGTTTTGGCCAGAATGGACAATCATGATATGAAGACCATTCAAAGCTTGCATCAAGTTTATCTTTACGATATTGCGTTATTTCTTTTTGCATTTCTTCAGGTAGTCTATCAAAGAAATTATTCAGGTTGTTTTTAACAGGAGCTGGATGCTTTGATATTAGCCGAGATGGTACAACATTAGAACCGTCATGGTGGCTGAATATAAAATTGAAAGCATTAGCATAGTTTCCAGGGATATAATACATGCGAGACAAGTCTTTAGTTTGCTTGTCTCCAAGGTCACCAAGTTCTGTTTGAAGTGCGAACCAGAATTGTCGGATTCTATCGTTTGGTACAGGCTCATCAAGTGGGAAAACAAGACGGAACTTCGGTTTATCAGTCGTAGAGCTGGCAGTGCTATAACACACAAAGCGATAGGCAGAAAAACGTTCAACCAGATCATCTTTTAAGTCTCCATTTGGTACGTAGTCATCAACATCAACAGCGCACCAACCGGCCCACTCAATCACATTATCATTCTTACGTGTTGTGTTATGTTCGTAAATGGCAGGAGACATAAGCATTGCTTTGTCTTTACCATCGAACGGTTTCTTTGAAAGGTCGTACAAAACAGATTCAAACGCATCAAAGTCAGGTGCATCGATACGTTTGTTAGTTTTGTTATCGAATATATTCTTAAATAAGGTCAGTGAGATTGGCATGATTTTCACTATGATCTGGTCCAGTCCAACCTTCAGGCTTAATCAAATCCGGTAATCCAAGTGGATTTGGTCTGGATGGTTTAACACCTGATTCTTTTGACATATTAGCAGTATGGACTTGATTCCATGCTTTATAAGCATCAATACCGAAAGCATCAAGTGTACCAATAGCAACAACACATAAGTCAATAAGACCATCAACAATTTCTTCAGGGTCATTGTTTTTTACGGCATTCTTTGTTTCGGTAAGCTCTTCATCTAAGAAGTTCATACGAAACTCGAGAAACTTTCTAATATTTTCACGACCTTGTTCATTATCAGATTGTAATTGTGCATGCATCCATTTATGTACACCAAACTTAGCGTGCATATCGTTAATATCTTTAACCCAATCAGTACTATTTTTATATGCTGCCATATTTGTATTCCTTTTCCATTTTGTATATTATATCACACTTTAACATAAAAGTAAACCTTTTTATCCAAAAAATTCATCGAGGCTTGCTCTTGGTTCAGGCGACCAACCGATCGCGTCAAGTATTAGTTTAAGTGGTTCAACAAATGTTTTTTCAAATTGCCGATCGTAATCTATATAAGGTGCTAGCTTAAACTCTTCCGGAATTACCTCGGGAAATGCCATAACGTTTTCATGGATTGGATTTGGCATTTTAAGATAACAAAACTTAATACGTGTGCCGTTAGTAACTAGCTCGTACTTCTTTGTAAGTTTGTTTTCTTTAATGTATTTATTGAAGAGCAACGAGCCTCGTACATGGATTGGACAGCTCTTCTTGTAAATCGTTTTGCGATCCGACCAGTCGGTAATATTGGAGACCGACCTAGGGAAGGCAATCTTCTCTGGCGGTAAGCTTTTGAACTCAGCCTTGAAGTCTCTGATATAAGCTTGAGCTTCGGCTTCACCGCCTGAGACAAGGATCTTGAATATTTCCTTGAACCTATCGCGACAAACTTCGGGCGTTGAAGACTTGATAGCCTCAATACCCATAATTTTGAGTTTTGGTTCAGCATATTGAACACCTTCACTATTGTGTACGTTAAGTATGTATCGCTTCTTTGCAGTCCAGATACCGCGATCAGCAATAACTTCTCTACCCATTTCCATACGAGGTTTATGGCAATTCATATTGTTGAATAACATTTCATATGCTGCAGCAATGACTGGTTCAATCTTGTCTTTACATACCATATCAAGAAATTGCACTGGATTCTTAGGTGTAAACTTTTCGATCATTGAACCAAAGTTAACATAGAGCGAATCAGTATCGATAGCAATAACGTAATCAACATCAGTAGTTTCCATGATTTTGTTCATGAACTCGTTGACTGTACGTTCAGCCCATTGAATAGCTAATTGGCCAGTAAGTGTGACGCCCTCGGCAAGGCGAAGGTCGAAGTATTTGAAGTATTGATTGCCGAGAGCGCCATACAAAGAGTTCATCAGGATCTTAATAGCCATTTGTTGGTTATTAAGCTTGTTGATCTCTTTATCCAGTTCTTTAGTCTTTGTCTTTTGATAAGCAGATTCAGCTTCAAGCATTTGCTTTTTAATTAGTTTACGATCAGCATAGTAGTCGATAATAATGTTTGGAATAACACCATCAACATCTTTACGATACGTACTACCGTTTGCAGCTAAACAATCATTGCCTTTATATTGAGACGATTCCATGTAGTATTCAACGCCACTTGTATGACCAGCAGACACTAGAGTCTCAGGACTCATATTCCACTGAACAATAATATTAGGATATAGAGAATTCAAATCAAAAGAAACTACCCAATCATGTGCGCCAACATGCGGTTCTTTTACGTAACCACCAGCAAACTTAGCTTTTATAGAATCTCCAGCAAATACTAGAGATGCACGCTTTTCAGATAATAGCTTACGATAGATAATTGATTCCCATATCGAAGTAACGCCAAACGTTTCAGAGTAGTTGACACCACCACGATAAGCCATAGTCATAGCTAAGGTAATCAACCCCATCTTTTCTTCGATGCGATCAACTAGCTCGACGTCTTTCATATTATAGTCAATGTACTTTTGAAAATCTTGTTTGTACAGGTTCTTTAGGTTACCTGCTTCTTCAAACGAAAGCTTACGTTCACCAAGTACAACATAGGCAATATGGTTCAATGCATATGATTCTTGTGCGCCATACGAATAACCAAACTTTTGAAATAGCTCAAGATAATCGAGTTGTTCAATACCTTTGATATCGTATGCAACTGATGCTTTACCACGACGTGTAATTTCACGATGGTCAACCATTTTCCAAGGAGAAAACGATTTAATAGCATCCATCCCTATTACTTTGGCTACGCGATTAACAAGGTATGGAACATCAAAGAATCGAATATTCCAGCCAGTAATTACGTCTGGAGTTTTATCAGGATCTGACCAGAAGTCTAGGAACTTTGTAAGTAGACTTGCTTCATCACGGCACCGGTAATAACGAACTGGTTTGATGAGAGAAGCTTCAGTATCGAAGTCGCCATAACCCCATACATGATATAGTTTTGATTTACTTGATTTGTATGTGATAGACAAAATTCTTTGAGATGCTTCAGCTGGTTCAGGGAAGCCATCTTCATATTCAGTTTCAATATCGAATGTACCAACGTCAATGAATTCACGACGAAACTCTATGTCACGCGGAAACCGTTGTGTAATATATTGTTGTAAGTATTTGTGATTGCCAAAGATCTTACGGCCTGCAACATCTTTGTTTGTTTGAAGCCATTCTTTAGCTTCACGCATATTGTCCATTTGAATAGGCGCAATATTGCGACCATCTAGAGATCGCCATTCGGTTTGTGTTTTACTTTCAGTGTAAAACGTAGGTTTAAATTCGTTATCACGTTTATAGATTCGATGACCATGCGCATTGTAGCCACGATATAAAATAGTATTGCCATAACGGCAGACATTAGTATAAAAAGACATATTACCTCCAACCTTCAAAGATAATTATATCACGTTACGTCACATTTGTAAACAAAATAATGAGCAATGTCTGCCGTTATTGTTATTTTATTGCGGGATTTTAGCGTCGATCCCATCGACGTATTTCATCATGCCACCAAGTTCTGCATCAGGTGTATCACCAAAAGGCTTGAATTTGCCTGAAGTAATATCATCTTGAAGTCGTTGTGCTACCTCTGCAAGTTCTGCTGGCATATTAGTATAGTCAGCCATGCCAACCATTCCTGTATCCATACCACCCCATGTGTTGGTAGTTTCCCAAGTTCCGTCAATAGCAGCTGCAATTCGCTCAACATAATATGGACCCCAAATATCAAGGATCGCTGTTAGCTGTGTCTTTGGTGCAAAGGTAATCATGTCTGATGCTTGACCAAAGCCTTGGATTCCTGCTGCACCTGCGGCTGCTAGTGGAGCTGGTGAATCTGTATGTTGAGTAATAATATCGGCACCTTCTGCCATCAAGACTTTTGCACCGTTTGCTTCTTTACCCGGATCGTACCAAGTGTTAACCCATATAATATCTACATCAAAGTTTGGATTAATAGAACTAGCACCGAGATAAAACGCGTTGATTCCACGAATCACTTCTGGAATAGGAAACGATCCAATATATCCAGCTTTGCCAGTCTTTGACATATGAGCTGCAATCACACCTTGAATGTAACGTCCTTCATAGAAACGTGATGAATAGACAGATACATTTGGTGCAGTCATATAACCAGTTGCATGTTCAAAGATAATCTCAGGATGATCTTTTGCAACCTTAAGCGTTTGATTCATATAACCAAATGATGTTGTAAAAATCATATCAGCGCCTTCTGCAATCATATCACGCATTACGCGTTCTGCATCTGGACCTTCTGGTACTGATTCAACATAAATTGTTTCAACAGCATCACCGAAGTGTGCTTCTACTTGTTTACGGCCTTCATCATGCATATACGTCCAGCCATGATCTCCAACTGGGCCAACATACACAAAGCCAACTTTGAATGGTTCAGCCGCTACGGAAAACGACATGGATGCGAGAAACAATGCTCCCGCTACTAAAATTTTAGATAACATTATTAATTCCTTTATACTGCGAATGATTCGCCACAACCGCAGGAAGCAGTTGCATTAGGGTTTATGACTTTCAAATACGATCCACCAAGTTCGGTGACGTAATCGATTGTGCATCCAAGTACAAACATTTCAGCCATTGGATCCACGACTAAATTATCAACAGTGGCTTCTTCTGTTGTCATTTCCCACACGTAAGTAAAACCAGAACAACCGCCGCCTTTCACCGAAAGGTAGACGTTTGGTTGGCCAACTTGAGCAAGATACTCACGTGCTTTATCAGTAACGCTAACCAATAGCTCGCATCCGCTGAACTAGACGATCAGCGCGGTTAGTGACTTGGCGATACCAAGCGCTATCCACCATTTCGTCGGCGGCCGCATTCCAATCTTGAGCGTCTACGCCACGTTTCATACCTTTGAATTTAGATAAACGTGGTCTACCCATGTTGAACATCATGTTAGCAATGATTAGTTGGACTTCTTCGGGCAGTGTTTCGAAATCGGGGTATAGTATATTGCACTCTGAGAGCACCACGGCGACGTCGCTAGCGAAGCATTCGTTGACTCTTTCCACACTAACCACTGTGCCAACTGCCTGTCCATGCTCAATATCATCATCAAGAACAAGATGACCAATACCGAATGTAGGGAGATCGAGATGATCCAAATAGATTTCATATTTGACTCCTTCATCGATTTTTAACTCCTCTCTTAACTGATCTATATTCATAATTTTCTCCTAAGGTAAATCCACATAATATGGTAAGTCATCGTCGTTCGGTTCCCAGTCATGACCGAACCGTTCTTTCCATTTTTCGTAATCGTCTTTATATGGTGTTTTAACTGGTTTTCCAGCTGTTACTTTATATATTCTTGTTCCATCATCATCATACTCCCAATCACGCTTAGCAGGATCGAGGGACTGCACATTTATTTTAGACATCTAGTTCCTTTTAATAAATGAGTCTGGTATGTCTTGTTTGTTTTCGCAATCACAACTAGTACAAACGTCGTTTACGCAATCATAGCAATTGCCTTCTGTACAATGGCAACTATGGCCACACTTTTTGCATTCTTTTTCCATATGTGAACCTCCAATAGAAAAAGGGAACAGCAACCCGTTCCCTCTTATTTATATTAGGCTAATGCTTCCCATTCATCTTCGTTGTAGGGCCACATTAAATCCAGATACCTTTGCGTCTAAGTTCCTTCATCCGAAGTTCTAGCTCACATAAATCATGTGATTGAGCTAAATACTTTTCAGCCGGAGTCTGGCTGATGCTTTTCATCCAAGCTTTAAAGAACCTCATCATTTCACAGTACCGTTTTGAATGGTTTTGTAGTTGAGTTCTGCAAGCAAGGATTGGTATGTGTGATCAGGATATTCTTTTAGTAAGTAACCGGCAATTTGCTCATTCGCTTTAACTTGGCGGCTAAGCTGAATAGCTGCAGTTACGCTACCAAAAAATCCTGAAATTGCACTGAATACGCTATTGCTAGCTAGTGAAAAGCCTTGTAAGACTATTGTTGTCATTTGATTTCCCCTTATGACTATTAATTGTAATTGTCTGGGGACGCTTCTCTTCGGGAAGTACTACTTCGAGGCCAATCGCAAGTATGCCATCCTTCATTTCCGCTCCTCGTACCTCAGTATATTCTGAGAGACGAAATGACTTTGTGAACTTCCTCGCTGATATGCCTTTATGTAAATACTTATCCTGATCTCGTCTTTGCTCGCGTTGAGCTTTGACTGTAAGAATATGATCTTTTACTTCAAGAGTAATATCTGCTTCGGTAAATCCAGCAACCGCTAACTCCACAATGTATCTAAATTCACCTTCGCGAACAACGTTATGTGGTGGATATGTATCCTTAGCTTGGCTGTGAATTGTTTCGAGTTGATCAAAAATGCGATCAAACCCAATGAATGCCTGACGTGGCAATGCATAAGTTCCTGTCATGGTAACCTCCGTTTAATGGACAGTTGGTACGGACCCGATCTCTCGGCATCCGTTACTATATATACGAGCTCCACAATACGTGGTCAATTTTATCGCATATTTCTTCGACTTCATCATTAGTCATCCATGCATGGCAAGGTAGACTCATAATCTTGTCACTAATTTCTTTTGCATTATGTGTGGTATGTTTTGATAGTGTTTTAGCATAAAAAGAGTTATGAGATATTGGATCAGGATAGTGTATGTTACCACCTACTGCATCTCTATGTTTTGGCTGATCAAATAGTATTACGTACTTATGATAGTTGTGATTTAAGTTTTCATAATGTTCTGGTATCGTTATTTCTTTTTTAGTTTTAAAGAACTGGTTGTATTGCTCAGCAATTTCGTTTCTACGCTTTTGCCATTTAGCCATACTTTTTAATCTCATACTAATTACTTTAGCATTCATCAAATACATTTTAGAATTACGACCGAGCATCGTAACATTTCTATCAGAGGAACTAGTACCTCGTCCATGATATGCAAGGCGAGTAACAACTTTTTGTATGTCTTTTTGATTTGTCATGACAGCACCGCCACCATTAAATCCAGCAATTACTTTATTATCATTAAAAGAATAAACACTAATATCGCCAATAGATCCGGCCTTGACGCCATTAAGTTCAACACCAAGTGATTGCGCAGAGTCTTCAATAAAAATAATATTATTGTCTTTACACCATTTAACCACTTCATGAATGTTTGGAGACATTCTACCAAAAAGTGTTGGATATACTATAGCACATGTATTTTCTGTAACCATCGTCTTAATGCTATGGAGACATGGTTCAAATGTATTTCTGTCAATATCAACAAAGATTGGATTGGCTCCAACCGCAGAAACACATGAAGCAGACGATATCCAAGAAAAGTCTGAAACTAAGACATCATCTCTAGGTCCAATGTTATACGCTTGTAATGCAAAAATAAGACCGTCGGTAGCACTAGCACATGTTACCGCATACTTCTTATTTGCAATTGCTGCTATTTCTTCTTCAAGGAAACTGGTGGAAACATCTTGCTCACCTGCTAAACAAGCTTCTTCAAATAATTTGTCATAAGCTTGTTTATTTTCTAAGTAGTCACGTTCCCACCCGTTGTAATTCATTTGTTTCCAATATTATATTTTGGCTGTAATGTCCAATTTACTTTTTCTTTGAAAGGAATAATCTTAATCTGTCTGAGCGGTGCAAGTGGTTGTGCCTGATCTTTATTATCGATAGACAGTAAACCCCAATCACTCATCAACGTAGCAATAGTGTTACGTCGTGCAATATCGTTTTCTTCTAGATTAGATTTCTTACCGTCAAGTAAAAACAATTCTTTGAAATGAACGATAAAATACCGTCCTTGTTTATGGAGAATATGGCACGATTGAAAAAGAGTATTGTCTTTTCGAGACGCTACACCAATTCGAGTCAGTGTTTCTCTTACTTTAAGGAAATCATCAGGCTCTTCCAAAGTCACCTCTAACATTGAGGTGACCGTCCATTCTACAATATTATTATTATCTTTTTCCACCTCGGTTAACCTTCTTCTTTAATTCATCAATTTGCTCTGACGATAGAAGGGAGTGGATTTGGCGTGCTTTATTATTACTATAGCCATAATATTCCTGAATCACTTCAATGTCGTCACTCTTTTGAGCTTTTGCCCATTTGGAAAAACGTTTCTTTTTCCTAACAATATTTATAAGAAAATCAAATTGTAGGCGCTTATCCAGTTGGTGGTTAATATTCATTTCATTAGCCATCAAAACACAATCATGAAAGTACGATAAGCTTCGATTGACCATATAAGGATTGTATGCTTTTTCGGTAATGTCGTCAACCATAATGTTTGACTTACCGTTTGTGATATCGTTTACAAATTCAAATGGATTCATTGAAACATTTCCACTCCACCTTGGTAGTTATCTAAGTCAAGTTGTTCTTCAAGATAATCTTTCGTAAACATAACGGTATCAATTTTATTGAGATGCTGTTTATTCCAATATAGTTGTGGCACTGTCTTATGGCCTGCGATCTTCATAAAGCTTTTAGCTTCAGTACGCTGGTTTAGATTAACTACATCATAGTTATAACCCCATTGAGTTAACTTTGATTTCATGATATCACAAAATGGACAAGCGTTTTGAGTGTATAGTGTTAACCTAATTGAATTTGACATTAGCCATAACCTCCGTAAGACATGCAACTACATTGAGTTCGTGATCAGCTACAAACGCTTG